CCTCGAATCCCGTCCATCCGTGGAGATTTGCGCCCAACGCCGCTTTCTTCAATTCTTCGATGTTATTCATCAGTTGTTACTCCTATGGGCAGCATCGTGGTGAGCCGCCGCAGTAATACGCACGACCATCAAAATTAACCTCTCCCCATTTTCCGCAACCGAATTCTGCATACTCAACTTCAACCTCTCGGTTTTTGGCGCGGTTCTGGCTGGCTGATGGCTTAACTGTTATGTGTAATCCAGTCCATTCAGATTTAGTCACTATTCGCCGCCTACTGATGTTGAACGTCATGCCAAGCAGCCGCTTAGCTTCACGATTTGATTTCATAACTGTTTCCTCAGCAGATTGACTGCCGGTAATGGGGTGGGGGATTAGGCTGCCAGTCCGTTGGCAGCAAGTGACAATTTCAGATTTGAGTTAATCCGCTCAGCAGTCCGTTGCGCTGTAAGTGGGTTGGTTATTACTCTGCCTCCCGGGGCAATCCAGCCCCGGTATCTTCGCGAGTAAATGAGGGTTATCGAACCGACTTTGATATGGTCATATGGGGTCTTCACATTGGCACCTCTTCCATTTCAGCCTTGCGGATGCCGTAGATGTCGGTAGCCTTTTCGAGTTGGTCGTGGTGGACTGCAAGGACGCGTTTGGTGTACTTGAAGAACTTATCTAACTCTTCTACTGACTTGGCGTTGCTGGCTGCGCTGGTAAAATCAGCTAGCAGGACATCAGGCGAGCGCTCATCGACTTTTGTTGTCTCCAATTCACCCTCAATTGGTTCCGCTTTCTTGGTGTTGATCATCTTGTTCAGGTCGGCATTGGTGCGTGGCGTTACGTCTCGCTCAGGCTTTGGCTTTCCATCCAGTTCGTCTGTAGAGTAAACGCCGAGAATAACCTCGGGGCAGTAAAGTCGAGCCCAGTATTTAACGGATAAGTAAGCTAACTGCTGCTTTGGCTGGGTCTTCCATAGCGGGGAGTTTCGCGTGGTGACATCCTGCAAGTAAACCGGCTCACCCCATGTGACTTCCTGTTCACCTTTTATAAGTGCCCCAACCTGAATAAACAGCCCAGCCTCATTTCGTTTTTCTGATTTAGTTTCACCAGTAAGTTGCCCCCAATCTCCGCCGTACTTGTATTTGAACCGGCCAACTATCGCGCCAGAGCTGACAATCACTGCATTAACAAGTTGTGCTTCATAGCCCAGGGTGCCGTTAACTAAATGGGTTTTTTGTGCGACAGCGAATGGGTTCATGCCCCATTGGACGGCCTGCATCGTTACCGCCATGCAATCAGCGGTGGATCCGGATAGGTGCTTAGGGACGGTTGATTTACCGCTGGCCATCACTTCAGCAAACTTCTGAATCGCCTGTAAGTTTCTGGCACTGAATACCGCGACGTTTGAGTTCGTTACTTCAGTTTCCTGGCTTAGGTCTAAATTAGCGATGTCAGTCATTGTTCTTTTTCCTTGCCCATGCAGGGCGGTAAATGGTTTCTACACCGCCCCATTCGTTACTGAGTCGGCATTCGTGATAGGTTTGCAGGTTTTTTCTGTAAAGGTCATGCCCGGCAGCCACATCATCAGCATCGAGCTGAAATACGCGAGTTGGGTATCGACCACAGTTAATGGTTTCGCTTACTGCGATAAACAGAAATGTCGGGTATTCGTTGAAGTGATTGAGATATCCATCCCGGTACATAGCGTCCTGCACGTGATACCGAAACTCTTCGATGTGTCTCGAGAAGCGATCCATATCAGCCACTTTTTTCACATCCACTATGATTGGCTGACTGGTGAGAAACTTGTCTGGCCGGATCCGGCATAGTTCCGATGTTTCTTCATCCGTCCAATAGATTGACGATTCGCAGTATCCTTCTGCTTCTAAAAAGTATCTGGCCGCCGGGTGGGCCATTGCACTCCCTTGCATCAGTTCCAGCTTCCGGTGCTGTTCAAAGTCCATTACGGTCTTCCCTGACTCTTCGCACTCTTTCAGAAAGTCCTTTTCTGCTGCCTTACCATCGGTTGTGCGCCGGTTAAACTCTGGTGCTTTGATGAATCGCTTATCAAACTCATCAGGTTCAAGTAGCAGGCAGTGGAGTGCTGTTCCCATATCCAGCGCCTTTAGCTTTTCCGTATCTACAGGCGCTGTTTTCTTCCATGTAAGTATTGCGGGGTTAACAGCCACATCATCCAGTTGCGACTTACTTACCCCCGGGCCCGAATGATAATCCTCGTTTGATATATCTTGATAGTGGCCCGGTTCCATCATGCCGCCTCATCGTGCTCAGCCAGTCGCCGCTGTATTTCCAGCGCCTGTTGCCATTTGGCATTCTCAAATAGGACGTTGTAGAGTGCGGTGTCGAATCCCTCGAAGTCGTACTCATCAACTAAAATATTGAAAGCTTCACGGTCGAATTCAGGGAGGTGTTCAAAGGTTTTAATTAGGTTGTGAACCCGCAGTGCCTTTTCCTGCCTCTCTGCGACTTGTCCAGCTTGCTCTAAGTCTTGCTCGTTCAATGAGTTATAAAGCTTCCGTGCTTCGGTAATGTCTGTGGATGTCATAGCGGATTCCCCTTCGTGCGTAGAAACTCGACTATCTTGTCCAGCAGGCTTTTACGTGGCGGGGGAGTGAAGCTTGCTGATGTGAGGCGGTAGGCCGGTGAATGCTGAATTTTTGTCAAATAGTTAGTAGAGCATCCCGATGCGGGATACCCTGCAATGGCGTATTGCATAGGGATACCTTTTGATTAGTAGTTAATTTGGATAGGTGGTTGCTGGTTTAAAAACGATTGGGCAACTTGATTCTTGATGATGGCGATAACGCACGCCTTGGCGCACTCAGTGTCAATTCCGGCTTTGGTTAGTACGGCAATGGCTGCATTGTTAACTTCGGCTTGGTGGGCTTTGTCTGCCGCTTTTCTTGCCGCTTCATCAGCAACACGCTTCTCTTCTGCCAGCCGGGCATCTTCTTTCTGCTTGGCTTCACGTTGAACTCGTTCAGCTTGCTGCTGTGCTTTAAGTTGCTCGGCTGCGATAGCGTCCTGCTTCTCGCGTTCAGCCTTGGCGGCTGCATCCTTTTTGTCTTGTTCTGCTTTTTGCTCTGCTCGTTCCTGAGCCAGCTTTGCATCGCGTTCACGTTGTTCTGCGGCTTCAATGTCACTCTTGGCTTTCTCTTCAACTTCACGCTTCGCTTTTTCTGCGGCCTGTTGAGCTATGAATTCTTCATGGGCCTTACGCAGACGTTCAACTTCTTCAGCTTTTTCTTTGGCGTCACGGTCGAAAGCGTCATTCATCAGCAGGGCCATCTCATGAGCCACTTCAATTTCTGCCGCTAACTGTTCAGCCTTCTTCTTGGCTTCAGCTTCTTGCTTCAACCGGTCCTGTTCAGCTTCCCACTCAGTCAGTGGTCGGCGCGTTTCGTCGCGTATTTCATCGCATTCAATGACAAATCTGCGAAGCTCAGCCTCAATGATTTTAGGTTGCTCTTTCAGGTGGCGAAGGTACTCACGGCCCGGCTTTTCGATTGCTGTTTTGCTGCGTGACGCACCAGCGGCAAGTGATGCTATCCGCGCTCGGCCCTTTGCAGTCGATACATCAGGAACTTCATTAACTGCCTGACGAATCTGGTTGAGGTATTTATCAAGGCCATTCGTGACGTACAAAGTCGGGTAGGATTCAGGCTTAATGTCTATTACCACCAAGCCGGTGTTTTCGTCTGCCATGCTCATTTCCTTGTGTTTAGCCCACAGCAAAACACCGACAGTTGTCAGTTATTTACTCTGGGGATTGGTGAGGGTAGGGAGGGTTAGCAGTAAGTTTTGATACCAAGCTCTGAGAAGAATTTACTTATTTCCGCGTACTCATCTTCGCTAATACCCCAATATTCAAGAAAATCCACGAATGAATTTCTTGCGGCCTCTTTGCCCACTGCATAAATAAAATCAGGCAATTTTTTTGGAATTTGTTTCTCACCCATATCTCACCCTCTCGCCTTAATCATTGCGTCTGCCATTTTGCTTGCTCGGATTGCGATTTCTTCCATTACTCCAGGGGCATCAATATTCACATCTGCATATCTGTGAATTAATGCCGCCATAGCCTTGGCTGCAAAATAATCCCTGAGCGTCATGCCTGGGTCGCAATCCCCACCAATGTCATTAAACGGAAATGCCAATCCGCCTGTTTTAATTTCATCTGTCATACATCACCTCATCTAGTGGTCTTATTGCTGCCACCGGTTAAGTGGCAGGGGTAAGGTCACTGGGGGTTACGCTGCGTTTTCTTTGCTGACTTTTTCATTTTCCCACTCAGTTACTGAAGCGTGAGATTCAGCAATTCGCTCTATAACCTTTTCCCGCTTATCGCGAGGCAGGGCAGTAAATAACATATCGATACAGCCAATTATTCCACCGCTACATTCCCCTGTGATGCCATCAGCCCAATACTTAACTTTGGCGCTATAGTTTGGTTTCTTTGTGCTTGCCATCATTCATTCCTCATTTACCCGCCAATAAAAAAGGCCGCGTTATGCGACCTGATTTAGCTTTTTGACTGCCTGTTTAGTTTGTTAAAAACATCCCTAAAAATCGGATATTCTTCTTTTGTTACCCTGTTTAAATATCGATGAGAAATCATGCCGGTCTCTTCATCTAAAACTATTCGACCGCCAGAGACGCCGGTTACGAAGAAGAAGCGCGGGAACTTTCGCCACTGCGTTATCAAACCATCGTTGATAGCGGATTCGATGTAGCTCGGAAGCTTTACAGACTCAACCACCGCAATTTTTATCTCTTCGCGCTCGATGGCCTCTTTGGTCTTTTTGATGCTGCTGTCTAACGTTCTCAGCGAGTCGCTTTGCTTATCCCACTTAGCAAGTGTTGACCGACCATTGCGCTTGTCATTGAGGGGCTGCCCGTTGGCTTGGGCAACAGTATCGAAGTGATGCTGAAGCTTTTCATCGAACAGCGTCTCTTTCTTTATCAGCGACCCTTTCAATATTTCAAGCCGTCGACTCATTCTCTTACCCCTTAACTATGTGGTGGGCTTCTTGTTCCGGTTCAGTAATCACAACGCTCAGCGTCATTACTCGACCGTCTGCATATATCCATTTAATCGGCTTGCCATCATGAGCCAGCTTGTCAGCGACGATGCCGATTACTTGGTCGGTAACATCAAACTTATCTGCCGTGAAAATTCGTACACCCTCAGCCATTCCTTTGGCTGGCTTGCTGCGTCCTGCATAAATCTTTCCGGTAAGTGGCGAGTAACCAAGCGTTATAGGGTTAGCCATTATTTGTGCCTCTGAATTTTTTAAGATGTTTATCAATCAGGATTAGCGCTTCATCGAAGTAGGCTTTCTGTTCTTCGCAGTGGCCTTTGATGTGCATTTTCTCTGCGTGGCAATATCCGCCAGGCGACCATGCATTAATGGCATGAACCACCATTATTCTCTGCTTGCGTAGGCCTTCTTCTGAGTGCAAATTGCTGTTAATTGACGTCATTAATACCGCGTTAGGCTTAACTGTCATACCTACCTCGCTGTTAATGATTCTGACTTACGGAAGCCTGCTGCAAACAATGAGGCTGGTATGGCTGAACGTATAACCGCCCCAGTAGCCTCCAATATCTCTCTTTCGTTTTGCCTGCGCTCGTGTCTCCATGCTCGTCTTTTTTGCTTTGAATTCATTTGTCACCTCACTTGTTCAGTACAGGCCGCTATTAAAACGACCTGTAATAAACATTTTTGCGCTTATCACATTCACCCATACAGTGCTGCCCATTCGCGCCCGTTCTCATTCTCATGCGGGGCTAATCTTCCCATCGACCGGATCGCGCTCGGTGGTACATCGCATTTGTGCGTAGGGGGATGACAGGGATTCTGTGACCTTCCGACTTTCTAAATTGTTAAATAAGCAGCCTGTCTTCCTGACTGGCGCGGCGAGTAGTTCCTGTCTGCCGCATCGATGTTTCGTTTCGATGGGGTAAAATTAGCACCATGCTAAAATTAACGCAATAGCATGCTGCTAAATAATTTAGCGTGAATTGCTAAATTTATGAATGGTAAGGGAATTAAAATTAGCGTGGATTTTAGCAGTGAGAAAATTTAGGCAATAAAAAACCCGCCGAAGCGGGTTAGATGTATGAATAATGATGATTAATAAGTTACTGAAGACCAAAACACCTTGCCAATAACTCTAACTTCTTGATTTGGCATTATCTCATCTTCGTATTCGTCGCTATTGTAGCTGCGAATTTTAACCTTTCCTCCAGGCTGCGCATAAAGCAACTTAACCCGAAGTAGATCTCCATATTCAATGGCATACATTTTGCCATCTTTAATGTCCTTAGACCCCATATCTACGCCAACCGTGGCACCGTCTGGAAGCACTGGTTCCATGCTATTACCAATAACATCAACGCATACAGCATTTTCGTATTGGACACCAAGACGTCGAAGGGTTGATTTCGCGAATCGCAATTTGAACCCGTTATGGTCTTCCTGAAAAACACACCCAGAACCAGCGGCTAGTTGAACCGACTTAAGGAATGGGACTTCAACTTCATCGTCATCTATGGGGGTATCGCTATCCCAAGGTTCTATTTCACCAACGACACGAGCCTGATCGCCATTAACGTGCTCTTCTGGATGAACTAAATCAAGCCATCCTCTTGGAAGATTAATGTTTTTTTCTATTTTACGAGCTAGATCATCCCCAAGATTCCTCCCGGCCTTCCCTCCAAGTATCTGACTTAATGTAGACGCAGAGGTGCCGCAACTCACAGCGAACTGCTCTTTAGTTAGGCCACGTGCCATAGCCTTGTTTTGTTGGTAGCGCAGGTTGTTGCGCCTAATGTCTTTTATGTCCATGCACAAATGATCCCATTATTTAGCTCCGAGATAAATACGCACAGAGCTAAAGTCGTTCTTGCAGTAAATTTAGCGTTGAGCTAATATTGCTCTGAGTCATTAGCAAAGGGAGCAATTATGAACACAACATTAAACGATGACAGCTTGGAAGTTAATGAGCTACTGCGCTGGCGCAAGCAAGCAGACCAGGAAAAGTGGGAGAAGCTTGCAGCCATCGCAGATACATCAACTGGTTATCTTGATCAGCTCGCTTACGGATTCCGTAGAGCGTCAGCTGATAAAGCAAAAGATATATCAAACGCAACAATGACTTTCAGGTCACCAAAGCCGGTAACCAAGGAAGACATAGTTTTTGCGCCATTACGCAGTAAACCAAAGAAAGCAGCTTAAGCACTACCGCTCTTTAACACTACTGACATCTTCATCCTTTTGGCCGAAAAGGCACTGGATGGAAAACAAAAGTGACAAGCTCACAGCTTTGTCACGTAACAACATCTAAACCACAAGGGAAGTATTACGCATGGAACGTGCAAGTAACAGCAAGAGAATTATGGAAGTTGAATCTGAGCTACGAAGCCGAATGGCTATCAAGGGCCAGAGCAAGTTTGCGCGGGAGGCTGGCTGGGCCGAATCAAAGGTCAGCCGGTTAAACGTACATGACATGGCAGTGACGTTTGTTCTTCTGGAGAAGATATGGGAGACGAGCGTGATAAGGGAAATCGCAAGGCAGGCTGTGATTGCGGTGACCGGAAAGCAAAAAGCCCCTGCGCGAACAGAGGCTTCAGAGCAATTCACTATGAACTTTTAACTGGATCAATTCACAGGAGTAATTATGAACGAGAAGCCAATACTTTTCAATGCCGAAATGGTCAACGCCATTCTCAGTGGTCGTAAAACCCAAACCCGCCGGATTATGGGAAACCAGCCAGCCGGTCAGGATCTTGAGACTGTCCATGTTCGTCATAACGATGACTTTAATTTTCAGTGGTACGGAAATTTAGGTGAAAGCAGTTATTTCCCATGTCCACTCGGTAAGCCCGGCGATCAGTTATGGGTTCGAGAGGCATTCGCTGCCGGGCTATGCACTGAATCAACGTTAGCTTACCGAGCAACTCACAAGACGGAAGACTTGGAGGAGGGCTGGGGCGAAACCATCAAATGGACACCATCAATCCACATGCCGCGCTGGGCGTCCCGCATAAACCTGCTAATCACCGGCGTTCGTGTTGAGCGGTTGAATGATATCAGTGAGCAGGATGCGATCAGTGAGGGGTTGGAATGTTACGTCGATGATGGCGTTCCATACTACGGGCCATTTAATAATGGCGACTGCCGACCTGATGTCGTTTTTCGCGGATTATGGGACTCAATCTACGGACAGAAAGAGGGTGAGAACTGGCAGGCTAACCCATGGGTATGGGTAATTAATTTTGATCGCATGGAGGCCAAATGAGTAATGTCGTTAGGCGCGTTGACTTCCAACGCAAGCAAATCCAAACAGATCAATCGGGAGGTCATGTGGCAGACCTCGAAAATGGTTATCTGCGCTTGGCTAATCAGATACAGGATGCAGTCTGTCAGGTGGAGTTATCAGGTCGTGAGTTCCGCGTTCTCAATGCAATCATCCGGCTTACATACGGATGGTCGAAAAAAGAGGACCGGATAACTAACAGCCTGATAGCGGACAAAACTAATCTGACAGTAAAGCATGTATCCGAGGCGGTTCTATCTATCGCTAACCGACGCATTATAAGCCTTAGACGTATAGGTCAGACCCGTTACATGGGTATTAACACCAATCTCAACCAGTGGGCTTACACGAAGCCAAATTGTCCTAAATGCATTTTGGTATTCGAACCGATTGGAGAGGTTGAAGCAGTAACAATCACGGTAACCATCCCTGAAAACGGGGATAGCAAAAAGACCATTCAAACCATCCCCGAAAACAGGGATAACCATCCCCAAAATCAGGGAGAGGTATCCCCGAAAACAGGGAACACCAAAGACATTCTTCCAAAGACAAATAAACATAAAGATCTTAAACCCCCTAAATCCCCCAAGGGGGACGATAGTGTTAAAACCGTTTTTGAGTTCTGGAAAGAAACCCACAACCACCCAACCTCAAAGCTGGATGACAAACGCAGGAAGCGGATTAACGCTCGACTGGCAGAAGGCTATCCAGTTGATGATTTGCTATTAGCCATATCTGGCGCTCTGAATGACCCTTGGCTAATGGGCAAGAACCCCGGTAACAAACGATATAACGGAATCGAAACCATCCTGCGTGACGCTGCTCAGGTGGAGAGACTTCGTGACCTGTCAGGCAATGAACACGCCAAGGCTATCGCCGATGGCAAATACTCAGCAGTCACTGCCAGAAACATCCAGAACCTACAGAACTGGGTGGGAAGCAGCGAGGACGCAGGAGCACCATTCTGATGAACGATACAGAAAAGCCTAAGTTTGCGCAGTCCATGGCGGCGATTGGCGAGATTTACGGGCGTGAGATTTCCGAAGTGATGGTTGGGATTTACTGGAATGCTCTGAAGATTTATGAAAATGCAGAAGTTCAAAAGGCATTTCAGGGGCATACACGGGACACTGACAACGGGCAATTCTTCCCGAAACCAGCGGACCTGATCCGGCATATCGAGGGCAGTAAAGACGGAAGGGCGCTACTGGCGTGGTCGAAAGCCTACAAAGCAGTTTGCAGTTATGGGCGCAGAGATAGTGTCGTGTTCGATGATCCGCTTATCCACTCGGTGATTACCGAAATGGGCGGCTGGATAGACTTTGCTGGGATGCTTGAAGACGAAGCGCCGTTTCGTGCCAAAGAGTTTGAAAAGCGGTACAGGTCAGCATTGCTTATTGGCCCCAGCGAATATCTGCCGGTGCTTATCGGGATGGATGACGCTCAGAACATGGTGGCTGGATTTCAGAAAAAGCCAAAGCCGTTTCTGATTGGCAATATTGAGCAATGCAAGCTGATACGCCGCGGCGTTCCGCTGCTTGAACTAAAAGGAGCGGCATGATGGACACAATGATGTATTCCGACGCCATTCAATACACCGATGCTATGGAATGGCTGCTTGATAACTATCAGCAATTTCCTGACAAAGTTTTGACGAGTGAAAAGTGCAAAGAAATATCAAATCGGATGTTCAAAAACTGGCGCTGGGTATTAACGCTAGATGGTGAAGTTATTTTCGGTAACTGCATTCAGCCCGGCATTACGAAAGAGGCGTTTGATCGCTGCAAGCTGGAGGCATTCGCATGATGGACATAACTAAATCGCAGTCTGACTTTGAAGCTTGGTGGAACGCTCCAGAACAAGCTGAATTGAGAAACAGTTGCGCAATGGGGTGGGGCTTTAGAATCTGGAAAGCCAGCCGTGAAAGCATCGAGGTGGAGTTGCCAGAGCTATGTGGTGATGGTGAGAATGACACTGATTACACCGAGGGGCTTAACGATGGAATTAATCAGTCCGCTAGAGCCCTCCGCACTGCCGGTATTCGAATCAAGGGAGATAGTGAATGAGTGAATTATCCAATCAAATAATTGACGTTTTCAAGAAATACAAAGAATGGCAGGACGAGAATTTAGGTGCGGGATACCCAGTGCGAATGGCTACATGGAGCATTCGAAACCACTTGGAGAATGAGCACAAACAAAAATTCAGTTGCGCCGATATCAGAAAGGAAATTAAAGGAATGCCGGACATCTGTCTGGACGAATACTATTCACGCCGCGGCAATTCAGTATGGAGATACACAGTATGAAAGAATTAGATAATTTTACTGTAGAGAGACTGGAAGAAATAACTGAGTTGAAAGCACTATCATTCCCACCATCACATCATGAACTCGCAGCACTAGCCCGAATCGCGTTAGCTGCAAAGAGGGCTGAGCCTGTTGCTTGGGTAGTCGGTGATGAAGAAATTGCCGACTTTAAAAATGGTCGTGAAGTTTGCGTCATGCGCGATTGTGATGATGAGCAACTAGATTATCTGCCGCTCTACACCACCCCACAGTTGAACCCTCCGCAAGGCTGGATTAAGTGCAGTGACCAGATGCCGGAAGATGACACCTTGTGTTTGGGTGTTGATGAAGATGGCGTTATTTGGACGATGTATTTTGACGGCGAGTTTCGGGCAGATACCGGCTGGCCTCCTGACCTTAATGTAACTCACTGGATGACACTACCCGCCGCACCGGAGAAGGGAAATGGATGATTTCTGCTTACACACTAGTACCTTCAAGCAATTAGGCGCAACACTTCAAATACTCATCACCTCCGGCAAGAAATACCGCGTCACAATCTGTGAATGGCGGGATAAACGCAGCCTACCCCAGAACGCGCTCAGCCACATGTGGTACGGCGAAATAAGCGCTTACCTCATTAAGTCGGGACGCACTGACGCAACACCAGCATGGGTAAAGCGTAACCTCAAGAAAACCTATCTCGGCTGTGAAGAGGTTGAATACACCGATTTTGTGACCGGCGAGAAAGTTAAAACTTGGGAGCCGCGCCATACCTCAAGCCTCGATACTGGTGACATGCATTTCTTTCTGTCTCAAGTCGAAATGTGGGCCGCTCAATTCGGACTGGCGCTAACCATCCCGAATGGCTGTGAATACTCAAACCTCAAGCAAAAGCAGGTGGCGTGATGACTGGAATAACAGTAGCGCTTTACATGTTTGTCGCTGGCATTGTCTGCGAGTTTTCCAGCAATCAATTACTGCGAATGGGAAAGGCTAATGTGTACATCACATCGCTATTGGCTGGGCTGCTATGGCCTTTGTTTATTGCATGGGCGCTGATATGGAGGATTGAACGTGAATGAGTCGATATGTCAGTTCAACACAAATCGCACTAGATAATCTTATCTTCCGCAAGACCTCTCGAACCAAGCCAACCAAACCAATCCCCGCCAGCGAAATACCCACATATGACCACATATGCGTTTTGCTGCGCGCCAGAACAAGGAGAGCCAGATGGATGAGCAGCGATTAACCCACGATGAGCTGTGCCTGATAGCTGAAAAGTTTCTCAGGAATAACGGCTTCAAAGTGGCATTTCATGATCGCTTTGTTGCCGCTGTATCAACTGGAGAACAGCCCGATGCAATAGGGTTTAGAAATCTGGCGTCATGCTTGATTGAGGCGAAATGCTCCCGCTCTGATTTTTTGGCAGACAAGAAAAAGCGTTTTCGTATTGATCCAGAGCTAGGTATGGGCGACTGGCGGTTCTTTATCTGTGAGCCGGGAATTATTAACGCCGCTGACCTGCCGCAAGGGTGGGGGTTATTGCACGTAAAGAACGGGCGAGTTTACAAGGTGCACGGCTGGCCCGGTAACGCTCTGTGGTGCTCTACAGCCTATAAGCCATTCAAGGCTAATAAACAGGCCGAATGCGACCTCATGTACAGCGCCCTGCGAAGAATGCAAATCAGAGGTCACTTATCTGAAGTCTATGACGGACTGCCAAAGCTGGAGGTTAGCCATGCCTGAACTCCCCCAATCAATATGTATCTTCTGCTTCCTGATGCTTAACAAGGGTGAAACCTACGCTCATCAGAAATGCATTGATAAAGCAGCGAAGGAGGCCGGGAATGATAGCCAAACTCCCAAAGCACCGGAATTGTAAAGTATGCAATGATAGGTTCAAGCCTGACCGCGTAGAAACGTGGTGGTGCTGTCCAGAGCACAAGGAAAAATACTGCATAATTTTATACAGAAAAGACCGTGAGCGAAGGCAGAAGAAGAAATCAGTAGCAGATAAGCAG